AACACAGAGTAATGGCTTGGTTTAACATACTCATTTTCTTTTAGTGTACGGTTAAACTCAAAAACCTTTTTCTCAAGATCTCCACTTGATTTTGATGAGGATAGCTTTTTTCTTTTCTTAGCTCCCGTAGCTGTATATGTTCCGTCCCATACATAAGCATACCACTTACCATCTTTAGATTTAGTATATTTTGCTTTTGCCATATTGCACCTCCTTAATTTTGAGTACAAAAAAACAGCCATTGCAAAAGCGGCTGCTATTATGGTACAATAAACTTGTTGAGGGCATATTGTTGCAAGCAGCAGCTTACAATAGTATGTATTAGAGTCATCCGACACTTAGTGTAGGAGGGCTCTTTTTTATATTTCAATATTTTATATATTTTTTATCATCAGTATATGATTTTACAGACTGTATTAAATCATCAAGAAAATTTATCATTATTTTTGATTTTTCTTTTAGGTCTGATATAGAAGAGCTTTCCAAAGCATCTGCAAAAGAAACAGATCCATGTGCAAGGTCATTTCTAGTTGTCTTTATATTACCTAAAATATCTGATCTAAAATTGTTCTTTGTAAAAGCTATACCATGAGAATCAAAAATCTTAATTAAAGCTTTATCATCCAGATTGCCTCCTGTAATAGTGTCTCTGGAGCTTAATGTTATAGTATTTTTATCTATAACAGAATCTAATATGTATTTACTTTTAGCAAGTAAAGTATCAAAACCGGCACTATTTTTATTTGCATCATTTAGCTTTACCTTATGCCAGATTGTTTGTATTTTTTCACTTACATCAATGTAAGATAGGTTATTTATGGATATTTCAGTATAAAGTTCATCAAGAAGACCGGATACTGTATACTCCAATATATTATATAACATAAGTGAAAAGTTTGACTTTAAGGTGTTAATCAATGATTGGTAAGTCAAGTCATTATCTGGAGAGTGAATAAAACCGTGTAATTTGGAATCGCTTCCATTCACCTCTGTATTTTCTATGTATTCCATAAAAATTATAAAGTTTTGTATTTCGTGTTTCCTGTTATTATAAGTATTTATAAAATCACTCATGAATCACCTTGCAATAGTTTTTGCTTTACAAAATTTATCCTACCAATCAATTTAGATTTATTATTTGCTGCATCAGAGCTTGTTACTTCGTAGAATTCATCACCATCAATCCAACTTGAAATATCAACTATAGGCAGTTGCGGATTTTCCTTTAGTGCTGCATATATACCTATAGATAAAGCCTCAAATCTGGCTCTTGGTACGGATTTGGCTGTTGCTGTCTTCCTAAAACCACGATCACCTAATATTGATTGTGCGTATTTAAGCATAGTTTCAAAATCATTTATACAGGATTGAAGTATACTTGGGTTGGATTCCACTACTTTGCTTTGTGATTCAACATAGTTATCAATAAATTTTGCCACATTACCCTTGTATTTGCTAAAACTTGGATAGGCATTTGAATAGGCAAAAAATCTGGCTGCAAGTTCAAAACCTTCGTATCGATTTTCGGTTTTTTCGCTTCTGGGAGCCAGCTTTTTAAACAGTTCATTTTCAGCACACTCTTCCAAAAAATCTTTAAATTTACCTAAGAAAGAACCTCGGCGAACTTCAGCAGGTTTAATGCGCACTCCTCCTGAATTAATTCGCCTAAATATTTCTTGTCTTATTGCTTCAGTGGTACCCTGCTCTAAGTATACAACTCGTATGTTTGTATTTAAAAATCTTCTTTGAATAGCTGGATCTAATTCTTTAAAGGTAAAACCATTAGAGTCAGTAAGCATCTCTAAGCCACTAAGCTCTAAATCATTTTGTATGAATTCCACTAAGGTTTGTGTTCTTTGTGCACCGTCAACTATCTCAATTCTACCGTCCAAGGTGTCAGAGAAAAACATAAATGGAATAGGTAATCCCATAAGTACAGATTCTATGAAAAAACATTTGTCGTGCTCTGTCCAAATAAAATTTCGCTGATAACTTAATGGTATGTAAAATTCTTCCTCTTTAAATTTGTGCACTAAATACTCAACTACGTAATCTCTGGTGTCATATTTTATATCTTGTTTCTTCTCACTGATTTGATTTGAGGATTTCTTAACTAAGTTAAAATCCTTTGCTACCCTATACTTAGCCTTTTTGCCCATTTTCTACCTCCTCAAGGTGTCTTTTAATACTGATTCCAATAGCATGACCAAGCTTTACCGGTACGGCATTACCTATGTGAGCAGCAATTTCTCTTCTTACTTTTACTTTGTTTGAGTCGTAAAAAACATAATCAGGTGGGAAAGACTGCAATATAGCTCCCTCTCTTATGGATATAGCTCTGTTTTGTTCCGGATGTCCGAATCTGCCGTTACCGTATCCAAAAAATTGAGTGGTGATAGTAGGAGAAGGTTTATCCCATTCCATTCGGCCATATACAGAGGAATACGATAATCCTGTCTTTTTTTTATGACAGGACAAGATTAAGCTTTCGTCCCAATCTCTCCATGTACCACCCTGCTTAGATTGTATAATTCTTCTTTTATTAAGTTCTGAAAGTTTACTTGATGTATGTAGCGGATCAATATCGGAAGTTTCACCATCTTTTATCTTAGGTAAATGGCCTATAGAATCTCTTACAGTAATATATTGTTCAGGTTTATACAGTGGAGGGATTAAAGATATATTCCCGAGCCTTGATGCGAGCAGTACAAGTCTTTTTCTGCTTTGTGGAACACCATAAGATGCACAATCTACAACATTAACATCGATATTATAACCTGATCTAATGAGAGAAACTTTAAAGTCATTAAAGACTTGTTCTTGCATTAGACCCGGAACGTTTTCCATAGATATTATTTCCGGTGTAAATCCTTTTATGATTGACGCAAAAGAGTAAAGCAATCTCCACTTATCGTCCATATGTCCATTTTTACGATATTTACCTGAGTACCTTGAGAATGGTTGACAAGGAGCACATCCAACAAGTACTTTAGTTGCATTTTTAGGATAATAAGCCTTTATATCATTAGATGCTAAAGTAGAGACATCCTTACATACGAATTTTGCATTATTATTGTTTTCATAGGAAAATCTACAACTTTCATCAATATCAAAACCCACAGACACAGGAATGCCGGCATCTTCTAAGCCATGTGTAAGCCCACCGATTCCACAGAACAAGTCCACTGCAACAATGTTCATAATATAATACGTCCTCCTTTCTTTTTAGTTGCAAAACCACCACCATGCTACTCCCTGTAAAGAAAAATCATAATTGACAATAGAACATACGTTCTATATAATTGCTTTATCGCTACCTTAAATAGTGCGTCAAGGAGGTATTTAGGTGGATGGAGAGTATAAAAAATTGATTGTTGAGCTGTTGGATAAGCTTAGTGAAAAACAACTAAGATATATCTATAAACTCATAAAAGCATTCTTAGATTAGGTATGGCCCACTTCGGTGGGTACCTAGTCTTTTTTTGTTAGTCCCTCAGCTATTTCGCTAAGCACCTTCCATTGTTCCGGTGTCAACTTTGCAAGAACTGCAATCACTCTACTTTTAAAAGAATCCTCTTCTTCCAATAATAAATCCCTTGTTAATCTGGCGATTTCCATTTCTCTGTCAAGCTTTAGAAACATCTCACCTTCTCCGGATCGAAGCCAAGTTTCATTTACATTAAATTCCCGGCAGATGGCTAAAATCATTTGCTCTGTGAGATTATTTGTTCCATTTTCCAATCGTGAAATTGATGATTTACCAACACCTACCTTTTCACCAAATGATTCTAAAGTTAATCCAAGTGTTTTTCTTAATTCCTTTAATCTTTCGCCCATTCTACCTCCTTTCTACATAGCCTTGCTAAATAGCAGGAACAGACCGACTACTATAATAGCTAATCTAAGTAAGGCAAATAAAAGCAATGATGTTTTTTTTACCATATTAATTACCTCCATGACTGAAGTATAAAATACACGCGGGAAAAAGTCAAGAAAAAAGTTCCTTAAAACAACACAAAACTATTGACAAAGTTGTTTTAAGGAACTATAATGTTTACATAAACAAGAGAAAGGAGAAAAGCAATGAAGAAGTGGTACAAAATCATTGATGAGCTAACCGTCTTAACCGGAAAGCTCATCAGGCTGGCATTAGAGATTGGAACTCTAATATCAGTAATACACATGATACTTCAAAGTATCAAATAAAAAAAATAAAGTTAGGAATGGGGCGAAAGCCTCAGACCTGACTGAATTATATCATTTCTTCATTGCAAGGGCAATAAGATGAAAAAAGCAAAGTTGATTCTAAATGTAATTAGATTAGCAATTATTGTAACAGGATTGTATTTAATATTTTTCAGATAGGAGGTAAGAACATGGCACTTAGTAAAGAGGATAAGTCAGTACTCATTAACTTAATTGACATTATCGAAAGGTTGGACGACGGTGCAAAAAAGTATCTTATGGGAGTGGCTGACGGAATGAGTTTTTGCAATATGTCGGAAGACTTAAAGCGAAAGCCGAAAGAAAAAGAGGCAGTTTAAAAGGGAGGTGATTTTATAAAAGATTTAAAAATATCCTTGGCGGCCGCAAGAGTTAATGCAGAGCTTAGCCAAAGGGAAGTAGCAAAAATGTTGAAAGTAGGACAGCAAACCATTCTGAATTGGGAAAAAGGAAAAGTAGCAATCCCGGCATTTCAACTTGAAAAATTGTCTGAGATTTACAAGATGCCGATTCAAAATTTGAGAATAGAAAAAAGCCGCATAGCTCAGTGCGAATGAGTTATGCGACAAAAGTAAGAACTATTTTTTCTTACTTGGTGTTTGTGATAGAGCAGAACCGGCAACGGATTTGGAAGCAGAGCTTGTTCTTTTATCACGAAGAATTTTAGATGCAGTAGATGCAACTTTTTTGGATGTTTCTTTATTAGCCATAGACACCTCCTTTCGTAGATTTTAATTAAGTATAGTACTATGAAATGGTGAAGTCAAGAGCGAATATACAATATATAGCAATTTATTATAAATAAAATCTATATATAGTGGTATAGAGTAAGTTGAAATAAATAGAAGTAGACAAAAGTAGTTGTTGTACAAACGGGAATGATAGGAGGAAAGAAAGGTATGGAGAAGATGAAGTGGATTATTGAGCTAAATAAGATGATCGAATACTGCAGGTATAGGGCATTACTTACGAATAATAAGATTGTGAAAGATAAATGGCTGCAAAGAATGAATGATTTAAAAAAGGCAATAGATACTATAGCAGAAATAAATAGGACAAAGAAATAATTTTAAATGTTAATCATTAATAATAGTTGTTATCAGGAGGGAAACAAATGGCAAATAAAGATATCATACCGGATGCAGTTACATCAGTAGATGTTATACAGGTAATAAGAACAGTTGCAATGAGGGGAGCAGGGACACCGAATGATCCATTTAGAAACATTACTCAATTTTGGACAATGGACGGGTTGTTGATTAAAGAAACCGATATTCAAATGGAGGCAAATAAAGATATCATACCGGATGCAGTTACATCAGTAGATGTTATACAGGTAATAAGAACAGTTGCAATGAGGGGAGCAGGGACACCGGAGGATACATTTAGAAACATTACTCAATTTTGGACAATGGATGGATTTTTGATTAAGGAAACCGATATTCAAATGGAGGCAAATAAAATTGCCCGTGATTACGGGCAACGTTCAGCTAATTTACGCGAGATGATGAAATAAATTTATCGGCTTCATCAGCATGGAGGTGAACAGTGATGACTGAAGAACAAAGAAGGTTGGAAAGTATTTTACTAAGATTAGTTGAGGATCTGTATATTCATGGGACAGTGGAGCAAGTATCACTAATAGCTCATGAACTTATAGAGTTATGGAAGGAGACGAGGAACAATGGAATATCCGAAACAGATAATGAAGATTAGTGAACTTTGTGATATGGGCTTTCCTAGAGAAATGTTAATGGAAATATTTAGAAATCCTAGACAGAACTTTGCAAGGAAAATGAACCCACTAAAGAGAAACAGTCACATTATTTTTGAGACGGAAGGGCTTAATAAGTGGCTGAATGAGGATATAAAGTTACAGGGGAAGAGTAGAAAGTGAGATTGCAGGATAAAAAGAAGTCGGAGTCAACTGAGCAGGCTCTTTTGATTGATTGGGCTAATTTGATGTCGGGCACTCATAAGGAATTGAGTCTACTGTTTCATATACCAAATGGTGGGAGCAGAAACAGACTGGAGGCAATAAATCTTAAGAGGCAGGGAGTAAAGGCAGGAGTTCCTGATCTGTTTCTCCCGGTAAGCAGACATGGAAAAAACGGCTTATTTATTGAGATGAAGTTTGGAAAAAATAGAACAACGAAATTACAAGATGAATGGCTAAAGAATTTGAATAAGCAAGGCTATGCAGCAGTAGTCTGTTATGGATTTGATGATGCTGTGGGAGTAATAAAAGGATATTTGGGGATAGTTTAGAATAAGGGAGAACATATATGAATAAAAGTATTCAAAGAGATGAAGATAGACAAATACAGGTACCTAATGTTTTTAAGAATAAAACAGAAGGTAAATATATGTTAATAAAAAAAGAGGAATTTGAAAGCCTTATGGGGTGCAATAAGAGTGTTGAAGAGACGGTAGCTATAGTTGAAAAGATTACTATAGGTGTTGGATTGATATTTATAGGAATGATTATAGGGATGATTTTGCTATGAGGAGAAAAATTGGGAGATGTATACAGTTGGGTAGATGATAACTACAAATATGAGGATCTAAGGAGTACTGCAAGGTCAGTGGCTAGAGGAACTGTTTTAAAAAGATTTATTGGAAGTGTATGGCATCAAATTAGCGAAACAAGAGGATATGAAAGTCAGTTTTATATTGCGAATGTAACTGATCGTGGACATCATGAAGAATATGATGATGTGCCGGTTTATATAACAGAAATAGATGATGATTTTAGGAAAAATTTTAATAAAAATAGAAGGTTTTAAAAAACTAATAAAACATAAAAAATGAGCCTGTTTACATCACAGGCTCATAGTGCTAAAAAGCATCCATTCATCACTAATATTCTATGCTTTTTGGTTTAAGAAGTCAAGAAAAAAGTGGGGTAAAACCCCTTTAACTGCTTGATTAAAATATTAAAGTTACGACTAGGGAGTATAGAAAAATGTATGTTAAAAAGATGTATAACCTTGGAAAGCATAAAGAGATAATAGAGGTTCACAATTTTTATCCGGGTAACTATGGAGCACCGGGACAAAAGAGGGAGAAAAAAGAAAAAGAATCTCCTGAGGTGATAAAAAAGCAGAATCATGCCAACAGGGTGAGAAAGATACAAAGATTGATATTGGGTAATTTCAAAGCAGGAGATTGGCATATCGTACTAAAGTATAAAAAGGAACTGCGACCTGAAGACTTCAAAGAGGCGAAAGACCAGTTAAGCAATTTTTTCAAGAAGATGAGGCTGGATTTGAAAAAACATGGGATAAGTTTCAAGTATATCGGAGTTACTGAGATGGGCAAAAAAGGAAATGCCCTACATCATCACATCATAGTTGAAAACATCACCAATCCAGTTAATATGCTTCAGCTTATAAGAAAATATTGGGAGTATGGCCATATCGCTCTGACTGATCTATACGAAGAAGGGGCATATCAGAGACTGGCGGAATATATAGTTAAAGCTGAAACAAAGGACCCGAATGGCAAATCTTCTTATACACGCAGCAGGGGCAATCTGATAGAGCCACAGGCGGAAAGCAAGATAATGCGTAGAAAGAGTTGGCCAAAAGAACCAAGACCGAAAAAGGGATACTACATAATAGCTGATAGCGTGATACAAGGAGAAAACCCTGTTACAGGTTATCCATATCAAAGATATATGATGCAAAAACTGCCAAGTACCGGAGCTGTAGGAAGAGAGGAGACTAAGTGGAGACGGAATGTAGAGTCAATATTTACATAACCACATCAATAAGAGGACCGGCAAAGAGAAACGGTGGTTATGGCTATGTAATAGAATTTATTAAAAAAGATGGTAGTCCTGTAACTAGAAGTGGAGTTGGATACGAGAAAAAAGCCACAGAGAATAGACTAACATTGCTTGCATTGAAAGATGCGTTGAAGAGATTAACAAAAAGTTGTTCAGTCCTAGTATTTACTAGGTGTGAGTATGTTTTTAGAGCATTTCAAAATGGATGGATTTTAGAATGGGAAAAATCAGCCTGGACAAATTCAAAAGGTAAAAAACTAAGCGATTGGGAACTTTGGAAAGAAATTAAAGAGTTATCCACAATTCATAGGCTATCTTTTGAAAGTACCGAGGTTAAGAATCCTTATGAAATGTGGATAAGTGAGAATATAAAGAATGCATTATTGTTGAACAAGGAGGAAAAGAATGAATAGAGTAATATTGATGGGAAGATTAACAAGAGATCCTG